TCGCCAAATTTCATATTTACTTTTTGCCATTAGACCTCGCTTTGCCACCTGAATATGCTTTGGTATCCGTTCAGTTCTGCTTCTATTGCTTCAATCTTTTTAATAATCTTATTATAATTTGTTTCAGACGCCTTAAATAAAGCAGTAGCTTTACCAAGATTTAATTTTTGTTCCCAACAGATTCCTTTTGCGATTCTATCAGCATTAGACGCTTTGGGATTCTTGATTTTCAGTCCCGCCAGTTCTAATTCTACCCCGTTTTCCAGTTTGATTAAGATTATAGCCATTTGTTTATCGTATTCGGCTTCGGCATTACCTTCGTTTATTTTCGTCTGTTTCTTTTCTTCGGCAGCAGAATCAATCTCTTGTGTGCGGGCATATTCTAATAATTTAATTTTCTCTTCTATTTTTTTGGCTACTTGATAACTATCGAGTTGTGAGATTTTATCAGTCATTGTCTTGTTCCTAAAAAGGTGCCAAGTCAACCTCCTGCGGCGATTCAGTGAAATCATCAATCTGCGTTTCGTATCCTTCCTCGACAACCATTTCCTCGCCGGTCTTAATGAAATGTGCTCCCATTTGAGCCAGCTTTACAATATCCTGATTGGTTTTCTCCGGCTGATGTGAAAATGCCGTGCAAGCCCCCATCCACGCCCAACGGCGATTTTCTATAATATCCTGCCCCAACACCCTTTCAGGGGCTTTCGGCGACGGGGCTTGCTGGCGGCCTTCCTGACGCTGTGGCGGAGCGGATTGACGCTGTTGTGGCTGTTTTACGTAATCCATATATATTACATTATTATATTGCTTGAGGATACCATTGCCATTGAAAAAGGTATTTTGTCGAAATGGCTGATTATCTATAGTATAAGCCCAAACAGTAATTTCGTTGCCATCCACATCACAGACTTTCAGTTTGTGCATAAGAAGATTATCTCTGCCACGCTGTTTCAATTCTTTTGTTTCCGTTATATTGCCGGAGATGTCATACCAAGTATCAAGTTTCTGTTGTTTTAGCTGCGATATTAGCATTTATTGTCCTTTCTCTTGTTTCATAGCCTTTAATAATATCTTCAACATCATCCAAAAATGCTTGTGCCAACATTGTGTCTTCGCCCAATTCACCATTGGCAATATCATATTGGGCTTTTATGTATTTCAAAACATCTTCGTTAGTTAAATTTTTTATAGTCATTTATCCGCCTGCAATTCTTCTTTCTGCCTTTCGGCGGCAATTTTTATTTTGCGACAATTATGTTTTTTCCACATCAAGTCATTTGCCCATTCAAGAAGTTTTACTTGCTCCTTCGGCGATAGTTTGCGTATGTCATTCAGGGTTACGTTTTGCATTTTTCTTGCTCGGATAGATTGTCTCGCCACGCATCTGTTTCTTTAGATTATAGACATTCAGGCACGCCAGAAACATATCCTGATAAAGTTTCCACTGGTCGGGCAGTAGGACGACCTCGCCCCAGACCTCATTATTCACCCTCGGCACATTGAGTATCCGTATCTTTTGGACATCAAGTTTATTTTCCTGCATTAGCGTTAAGTATCCACCTGCAACCTGTATGCGATGCTCATCGTAAATCGCACCGCCAGTTTTTATGTCAACCAATTCATTCACGCCGTCTATCGAAGCGTAAATGTCCATCGTTCCGCCGTAACGATGAATCTCACTAACGAGTGGTTTTTCCGCCCAGACAAGTTTTACTTTGTGGTTCTCCATCCAAGCGTAAAAACTATTGCAAGCCCATCGTGCCTGCTTAATCTGATTTTCCGAATAATCTGATGTATTGGTTGCCAGACCCGAAAGATAATCAACAATCATCTGGTGGCCGAGCGTTCCTATGTCTGCTTTATCGTCCACGAATTTACGCATTTCGATACCTTCGAGGCCGATTCTGTTTGCCCACGCTAAAAGTGCGGGTTTATCGAGAACACCTACGATTGTGGTAACGCCCGGCACGCGGTCGCCATTATCAAGACGGTAAATTATATGGGGCTTGTTTTTGCTCACTTTCTCAATTCCCTTTTCAAATTATCAACATCGTTTTTCAGGTAATATATTTCCGTGCATAATTCTTTAATTTTGTCTATAACTTCATTAACTAAATCGTCTGAGTGATTGAGACAAAAAATCTCATTGTGCCATTTCGTCCGACATTCAGGACAAACCTCTTTCCCACACAAAAGGCATCGCTCAAACGAATCCGTCTTGGCTATCGAATCACACAGAGGGCATTTGGTCTCATCGGCGTCAGGGACGACAACCTCCGCCGGATGGCTTTTGCCTTCCAGGGCATCGTATTCGGTTGTTTTTTCTTTATGAGGCATTTTTCTCTATCATTTCTGGATGATTTTGCTTTATCCAATCGTCAAATTCTTGTAATCCTGTAAATTCAGAAAAAGACTTGCCGCCAAAAACAAATTTACGAGTTTTGTTCCAATAATCTTTACATATAGGAATCCAGTTTTCCTTAATTTTTAATGCGGGAAAAGATTTATAATCTCCGCCAGAAGGTTGTCGCAACTGATAAGGAGCGCCACAGGTTATACATACCGCCTCACCGTGAAAATCAGTCCATCTTACTTGCCAATCGGAATCACATATAAGGCATTTATCTAATTTAGAAGATTCACGATTTGCCCCTAAATCATAATCAAATTTTACTCCATATTTAGGCATTTTTCTCCTCGGCAAGTAATTGCTCGGCCTGCTTTTTATGAAAAGGACATAATTCGCAACTACAAAGTCTTGCTTTATCAAGCATAAAAACCAATAAAACTATCAGTTTTTCGTGCTGGTTTATGCAACGGGCGATGTAACGAAGGCAATTTATCTGCTTATCCATTTTGCCCGCCTCATATAAAATTTGAGCTATTGCTTGCCCTTTAAGGTCTATGATTTTTCCATAACCTTCATCCACCTTAACCGGCGTGGCTATTATTTCGTTTTTGGGCATTTGGATTTTCTCTTTTTAATTTCCCGAATTTCTACAGGACGGACATCTTCAAAAACAATTTTTGCCAATTTTTTATTCCGCCATAATATCGGAATGGGCTTATTTCTTTTGAATCCCACCCAATATATTTTTTTGCTCATAATTTATTCCTTAAAATGCGGCCACCGACAGAATACGGACACTCCTTTGTCCCGATGGCCGCCCATCCTTGCGAAAACAGAAAAGGTTATTAGTCAGAGTTTTCACGAATTAGTCCAAATATCTTGCAAGCAATTATTTCTGCTTTTCTTAAAGTGGTTTTCATAGGCAAATATGCCCACAGAAAGTCATTGATAGCTAATTTTAATCTCATAGCGTCTCTATATTCGTCTTTGTTTGCTATTTTATCTTTCATTTGATTCCTTACTATTTGCGGAATATCTCCTACACAAACACTATTTAATGTCTCTATGTTCATAAATTATCCTTTCTGTCAAAAAGAGGAACAGCCGGAGATTGCGGAAAGCGAGATATTTGAGGAAGGTGTTCCGGCTGTTCGTTGACTAAAAGGCGGAGAGATAAGTAAGGTGAAATCTGCACCGCCTGTAGCGTGCAAACCCGTCGCAGCTCTATCGTTGCCGAGAAGCATAGAGTCGAAGCCGCAACGGGTGGTCTTAATTTCATTATTTGCTTCTCGGTCTTTAATCATAGTAATCTTAACTTACCATATTATTCTCAAAAGTCAAGAAAAAAATCCTTGGATTATTAAAAATCAGTATAAATACTTATAAAACCCGCATTTTCTTCAAAATAACAGGGATTCCTAAATTGCCTAATTGCCAGTATAGCTCTTTAACTTTTTCGAGTGGCGGTTCTGGTAGATTGTTTTTCTTTGAGTCGTAACCTATCCAGACTATACAAGGGTTTAACGCATTTGTTCTATAAATCATTTCTTTGACATCAAAATCTATAGCAGGTTCTATGGTAATCATTTTGCGAGAATGTTTTATATTAACAAAATCATTGCAACGGCTATCAGGTCTTGGTGCTTTAGAAATATCACTAAGTTGATAAAACACGTCCCGATTTGTCTCTATTGTTGTCCCCAGAATCACATTATCAGGCCAATTAACCCGCTCAAAAGTTTTCGGATTTTTGGACTGAATGAGAAAAGTTTTATCTTTTTCGTGACGGATTCTGGCAATTATTTTCCAGAGATACTCTGTAGAACAAAATGAAATATCACCAAAGGGGCAACAAAATATAAATTGCAGATAACCCGTTTTTGGCAACGGCTGGTCAAGACGTTCTGGATGATAATGAGGAATATATTCAAAACATAACTTACAATTATGCTTTTGTCTCTTTGCTTGTGCCTTAAAAGATTTTTTGCAATAGGAACAATCATAATTACAGCCAACAAAAGGCGACCAGCTTTTAACACTTAAAGAATACATATTAGATTTCATCATTTCTCCTTTTCGCCGAATAACGCTAACTGCCCGATTCTTTGCTCTTGAACCGGGATATTAAGTTCAACTGCCTTTAGTCTTTCCTCTGCCATTTTAATATAATTATGCTGCAATTCTATCAGGATATAATCTCGTTTTAATCTGGCTGCCACTACACCTACTGTTCCAGAACCACCGAAAGCAATCGAGCGTAACGCCCGACCTCCATCCTGCGTTGCAGCCGCAATCGGTATAACCCATTTCAATTCTTTGTGCATTTGCTCTACCGTGTTTCATTCCCTGTGGGCCCGGATTACTACCATCATTGGGCGTATTATCTCCATATTTTTCCTGACCTTTACCGCCAGCAGAGATATAATCTACATCATAAATCTTTTCTCTTGCCTTACCACACTTCTTGCAGACAAATTCAGGGCAGCCCATTTTAATCATCGGCTCAACCAACTTCTCAGGGAAAGTTGCGAAATGGGCATCAGGAAACGGTTGAGGATTTATCGCCCAGACATTGCGGATTGTGCGACCTAATTCATTCGGCCAACGCTCCATTGGTTCCCGTTCCATTTTTTGCGGAGTAAAATTTCGGCCAGAATACATATCCGTTGGTTTTAATGTAGTATCGTTTCGTCCATCATAAGCGGCTTCCTCGAATTGTTGCTCATACCAGTAATGCTTTGATTTAGTGAACATATACACCCATTCAAAGCTGTTTTTGTTCGGGCGGTCTTTGGCAGAATCCGGCATACAAGAACCGCTATATTTATCACAAAAGGATAATCCCTTCGCCCAGATGATATTACAGCGTTTAATCCAACCGTGCTGCTCCATCGCAATACAAAATTTTTCAGGTATGTTACACATTGCTTTATCAGGTAATCCTTTTTGCATTGGTTGGCTTGCTGCAAGATATTGATTATCTCGACAATCCATTCGCCAAACAGAATCGGCCAATTTCTTATTCGGAGCATTTTCTGCCCATTGTTTACTGACTCTATGTCCGCCATAGGAATCTCCTATATTCACAAAACAGATTCCATCTTTTCGCAGGACTCTTTTTGCTTGGTCGAATACCATCATTAAATGCTCGATGTATAATTCTATAGTCGGCTCAAGGCCAAGCTCACCAAACCAGCCATCGGGCCATTGAACGGGACAATTATATTTTCGTAAGCCCCAATAAGGAACTGAAGTAATCATACAATTCACCGACTCCGCCGGCATATCAGCCATAACATCAAGGGCATTGCCTTCGATAATCTGATTGACCAGACCGTCAATCCTGCCGTCTTTGGCTATCTCTTTCGCTTCTTGTGCGGTCAGGGTCATAGGTTATCCTTCGCTTAAACTTTATCTTTCTTTTGCATATATCGCTCTATGCACCGAGAATACGTTTGTCTTTGCCTTTTAATTGCAGGATTAAGCAATCTTGCTGTATTCTGCTGGCAATTCGCTCATCAAAGGTTTTTGATAAATCTTCGATATTGTGATTAGACGTGAAAAAAGTCGGCTTATAATTCGCAAGACGCTTATCGAGTATTAAGTCCAGCGTCCGCACGCTAAAATCAGATTCCTGCGAATCCCTGCTTACTGTTACGCCTATATCATCTATAAATAATTTGTCCACCCTGCAAAACGGCTTAATTATATCCCATTCGGACTGATTTTTGCTGTATGCCTGTCTTATTTGCAGGGTCAATTCATACCAGCGAATAAAAATAACATCCCAGCCCTGTATATAAAATCGTCTGGCAAGGGCGGATATGGCATAAGTTTTCCCACAACCAATATCCCCCCAGAGCATAACTCCCTGCTCATCGGGCATTTGCTGAAATTCCCTGATTATATTTTTGTGCAGATGATACAATTTTGCCTGATAATATCTTAATTCGAGCATATTTTGCAGGTTTTTCAATGTTTCCTCTTTGTGATTGCGCCGATACCACCACTGCTGGCAACGCTTGCACCATTTTTTGCCCTTATATGCCAGCCGGGTCCTGCAACGCTCACACTTCAATTCTGCGTCCAATAGCACTTGATTTACTAAATGACCTATCTTTTCTATTGTCATTTTTTTCATCCGCCAAATTACTTAACGTCCGAAGTTTTAGTTTCCAGTTCTTAACCGGCTTGCCCCGCGTATCAATCCACCCACCATCGTTATAGCCGTCATAGAGTCCTTCGGGACTCCAAATGTTAAGTTTATTTTCTTCAATATACTGGAGAAATTCCTCTTTTGTAGGTTTTTTCCTATATATAGTTTTGTTAAACTTGTTCTCATTGTTTTCATTGTTTAATTGTTGGTTGTGGCCCTCTGCTGGCCCTCTGCTGGCCCTCTGCTGGCCCTCTTGCTGGCCCTCTGCTGGTGGTTTATCTTGATAAGTATTGTAATTACAAATAGTTACAATGCTATATTTGTTGGTTGATTTTATCTTGATTTCGCCAGTAGATTTAAGATTAGCAAGACAAGTGCGTATTTGATGTCTGCTCAATCCCGTTTCGGCAGATAAGACTAATTGGCCTGTTACAAATTGGCCTCTTTCAATCATTATTCCTTGCCATTTTTTGGGTTCGTGATTGGCTTCTCTTATTAAATGTTGAAATAAATGAGCCATATTAGGCGTTTTATACCATTCCCAGTCTTTTATCTGCCGCCAATTGCAAGCCCATCCCTGCGTCATAGTTGCATTTATAAACAAAAAGAAAGGCCAAAGGGGATGAAGAATACAAATTGAAGGGTTTGACCCTCTGGCCTTTATATTGTTGAATTATAACTTATATTCTTCATCGCCCTCAATTCTACCTTCTCCCCGCCGCAAGGCAAGAGGTTTTTGAAAAAATTTTCAGGGGTTATTCTGTTTCTTTTTTGGATTCGGCAATACCTCTGCCTATAGCGTAGCCAATCCAATAAAATACCGCTGTTATTCCTACGGCTATCGTAAGTAAACAGCAAAAAATTATAACAACTCTACCAACCCATAAACTAATTATATCCATTTTATCGCCTTTTAATTCCTAATACGCAATAGCCGTATTGCTCAAATGCTTTCTGTAAGGCATCTTTTATTTTTTTGACGCTTGCGGATTTCTTGCAGGTTAATTCAACAATATATCCGCTGCCGTCATCTATAAGTGCGGCATTGGCTAAATCGGCGCAACGCAGCAGCTTATTGATATCTGGATTTTGTTGGCCAGTTACAACTCTAAATTTCAGTTTTTTAGTTTTCATAAATTATAATTGCTGCCCCTGTTTTTTTCGCCGCACAGGGGCATAAGCGGATTAGGAGGGTGTGATGAAAAGCATTATTCTTCAATTTCCTTCAAATGGTTTAGTATCTGATACAACTGAACTTCGGCTATCTTGCCGCCCAGCATTAGCTCAAATAATGTATCTATGAAGCCGCCGTAGATTTGCTGCAAACGCTCAAGGTCTGCGTATCGCTGCTCTAAAAATTCCTGATGAGTCATTTTTGCTCCTTTTCGGCCTTGGCGATGGCCTGCCCAATAATATTCATTCTTTCGTCACCATTCCAGTTTGTTTGCAATAACATTATCTGGGCTGCTTTGGTTGCCTCATACAAATCTGGAGCGGCGGCTATAAGTCGGGCATTAGCTGTATCTTCCAACGTTTGCGAATTTATTATGCCCACATCACAAATTTCCCGAATATCATCACCTTGCTGAGCATATATTCGACCGCCATTATTAAACCATTTACCTTTTGTATAATTACTCATTTTTCATACCTCCTAAATTAAACTTAACTTTAACAATCTGATTCTTATTATACTTTTCGGGCAAAATCTTTAATAAGCACACTCGACATTTGCTTGTTGCCATTCCTTAAAAGTAAAAGGCATTTCGTCCATATCAATTTTGTCTTGAACATAACTAACGTAATCTTCCAATTCCTGTTCCTGATAATAATGCTGTTTATCTGCGTCCATTTTTTATACCTCCTGAATTAAAGTTGCTGCCCCTGTCCTGCCAGCTTTTGGCTATCAGAATCAAACTGATATTTGCCCAACTTTTATACTGCATCAGCACCCGCTTTTGCCGGGACAGGGGCATACAGAAAAGCTGCGCTATATTAAGCAATTTCAATAAGCTGTTGCTGGCATTTTAGTAATCTATTTTGCCAGATTTTTCTATTGCGAAAGTATTCTCTGTCTATCGAAGCAATAACTGCTACACAATACTTTTCTCGCATTTGTAACTTTTCCTTTTTTGATAATCCAGTTTTCATCTTTTCACCTCATCCTCAAATAACCGTTAAAGTTTATACAATTTACCAGTAAAAATGCTCTATGGCAGACCAAATATAAAAATAAATGTCTTTATATTTGAAAAATTCATAATTATTTGGGAACTGCCTCATTTGTCTTGCAATATCTAAATGAATAAAACAATGCTTAAAAAATGTTTGCTTAGTAATCTCAATGGCGTTTTCGACCACTTCTACAAGTGTTTCAATCCGTCCAAAAGGATTATCAACGCAATTACCTCTATATTCTTTGGTTTTCATAAACCCTTGCTTGAGACTCGGACTCAAGAGCAGGCCATAACCTGCAAGGGCATAGCGGTCAGCTATTCAAATTGACTATAAAACTTAATAAATCGTTGAACAGCATAAATTTCATCTGGCACATAATTCGATTTTTCAGGGTTGTTAGAATAAAATTGCCCATATTCATTCCCTTTTGTTGAAATCGTGTGCAAATACCAGCCGTCTTTTCTTTGTTTAATTTCTATTTTGCTTTTCTTAATCATAAATCATACCTCCAATCTGCCGACCGCTATTAACTTTTCAGAGAACCTGCCCTGTGGCAGATTAAGAATAGCTGGCTAATTTTTCTATAGCTAAAAAATTAAATTGGTTGCGAGTGAGCATTAAGTTTTACGCCTGCCTGCAAACAAAGTTTACGTATTTGTTTGCGAGTTACAATTTTACCGGCCAAAGTTGCTGTAATGTGATTCGTGCAATTTCCGGGCACTCCCGGCCCGCCTATTTTTTGCGGCGGATTAAGTGTAATCGCAATTCCTTTTTGGTTTAGAGCAATAATTTGTTTTTTTGCGGTTTCAATTCTTTCGTTATAGCGCGCCCACCAATTTTGGGCAGTGCGCCCTGCAAATTGATTATATTTTGCCATAAATCACCCTTTACTTTCCGCCAGCCATTCTTAACTTGTCAAAGAGCTTTAATGCTTATAATTGCAGGCCATCCTTGGCCGATAGGCGGTCTGTTACTTCGTTTCTAATACTACTGCGTCAGAATACAAACCAGTCAAAACTAATTCCTTTTCAATAATCTTTTTTCCTCGCCTCATTTTGATTTTGATTTTGCGGTTTGCACCAAAATCGTCCAACCTTGAAACTTCATTATATAATTCTTTGACTGTCATCTTTTCACCCTTCCAAAATAGCAGCCAGGCCGCCAGTTATGACAGACAACGCTCACGGCGTGCAAAGACAGCCCGGCCGCGTTAGTTTGACTGTTTAATTGTAGCGTTGTATCATTCATAACTATACCCAGTCTACCACAATGACCATAACCACGTCAAGAAAAATCTGAGCAAAATCATAGAATTTGTTAAATTTTTTTGGTTGAATATGCCGATTTTAGCGATTATAACGATTAAACCTAAAAAAAATTTAATTTTGTGCTTGACTTTCTAAAATGATAGTGTATTTTTAGAGCATAATTGATTTCAGTGCTGCTACCTGCACTGGCCTGCGGGCAAGGAAGCTGCAAAGCCAGAGGCATTGAAAACTGGCAACAGTAAGACGTTAAGCGACCCTACTTAATGCCAAGTATCGGTTAAACCGACTTGAGCTTTGATAGGCCGAACAGCTTGGAGCTAACTGTCCCAAAAATGGGTGAAACGTGGCCTAATTGTGACCGAGAACTCACCGACCGATGCAGTATTAACAATGCCCTAAAATAGTTAGGGCTTGCTCTCTCAAATCTACCTCCCTCTGCAGTATGAGAGTAACAACAAAAATAACCAATCTAAAGTATCTACCATTTACCAAAGGCAATCTTAAAGGAAACTGTTTGGTATGTGGTAAACGAATAGATAATCAGTATAAATACTGCTATGATTGCTTTATAAAAAATCATAATAAGGTTAAAGCCCAAAAAAGAAGGAAAAAATCCATAAAAATAATGGAGAAATTTAATCTTAAGTTTAATTGTGATAAGTGTTTACATAAAATAACAGGCAGTTGCATTGACTATTTGCCTAACGGCTGCGAATATTACCACGAAACAGTAGAATCAATGGACGAAACTAATTTGCAGCATTTATGCTCAATTAAAGCTGAATCCGTAAAATAGGCAAGATTGCAAAAAGGGGTAGTTTGGTATGGTTAAGAGCGAGTTCGTCGATTATATGCAATACTATGCAATAATTAAATCGGCGTTTTTAGTAAAAAAATAAAGAAAGTGTGTTTTTAATCGAATAATCTACTATGGCAGCAGGTAAAAGACGTTACGGAAAGCCAAGAACCAATGCCCAAAGGCGTGCAAGGCACAAAAGATTACATGGAACGTCAAAACTGCCGCCAAGAGGAACCGGACTTAAAAACTATCTTCTTGGGTAATTAACTCAAAATGACGGGTAAACAAATAACATTTATCGAAAACTACTGCACAAACGGACAAAACGCTACTCAAGCAGCATTAAAAGCAGGTTATTCACCTAAAGGCCTAAGGCAAACAGCCCATAATCTACTAACAAATACTTACATAGCCACCGCGATAAATAAACGATTAGAACAAATAAAAGCGGAAAATACCACAACGAGAGAAGAAAGACAGCGTTTTTGGGCCAAAACAATGAAGGATACAAGTTTGCCGATGGTCTATAGATTGAAGGCAAGTGAGTTGTTTGGTAAGTCTGAAGCTGATTTTACGGAGAATCTCAACACTAATGACCTTCAGAAGCAGCGAGAGTTGGACGAGCGGGAGGTACAAGCGGCGGAGGAAATAGCCGTTGAATTGAATCGTAAGCACTTATTAGAGCAGAACTTAACGAAGGCAGGATAAATGGCGGCGACAAGATAGACGATAGACTTGTCTGTTGCGGGCCATGTGCGTGGGGAGAGAAAGGAGTAGCATAAATGACCTTACTTGACAGACTAAAGGGCAAGCCAGTTGAGCCGGTCAAAGAGATACTGAAGCCAGAGGTAATAGCACCTCCGACGGTCGAAACTCCAGTTTCAGCGAAAAAAACGAAAAAGGGCAAAAAAAAGAGGGGGTAAGCCCCCAAGGCGCCGCCGGCCAAAATCGTATTATCGCCCTCGCCATACAACTGGCTTTGTGGATGTTAAGATAGATAAGATTTTATAGTTATCCACAGGTTATGCACAATGGAGATAGAGCAGGTTAGGTTTCAGTTGGGTCAGATGGTTCGGTTTGTATTGAATCCATCGCAGCGTGGTCAGATAGTATCGATTCAGACTTACGCTGATGGTGGATGCAGATATAACGTGAACTGGTTTTCTCCTGACGGCAATTCGGTATCGGCGTGGTTTTTTGCTTGTGAGTTGGATTTAGATGGATAGCACAGAGATTAAATTAAGTCCGCAGGACGTAGCGAGCAGGGATTGTTGGTATTGGTGCAATTTAAGTGCATTGAAGTTGCAGAGTGGTTTATTTACGGGTATTAAGCACGAGTATCAGCTTGGCCCGATGATGAGTAAGGCGAGGCGTAAGTGTTACAAGAAGGCGACTGGTGGTGGGTTTAGCGAGATAGAGATATTGGATTCGATACATGGGATGCGGTATGGTCGTTATCCTCAGGGGGTATTATATTTATTTCCGACGAACGATGACATGTTGGAGTTTTCGAAGAGTCGTTTTAATCCGTTGATATCGGCGAATCGTCGGGCGATAGGCAGTTTTATTCGTTCTACTGACATGGCGAGTTTGAAGCGGATAGGGGACAGTTTTTTATATTTAAGGGGTGCGACTTTGACTCAGCGTGTTGGCGAGGGATTTAGTGCGAAGGAGAGCGCCAAGTTGCGTAGTATTCAGGTGGATTGCGTGAAGTTTGACGAGTTGGATTTGATGGCGGAGGACGTGAGGACGAAGGCGTTGGGTCGGATGGGTCATTCTACGGTGAAGCGTGAGGTTTACATATCGAATCCCACTTTGCCGGATTACGGGATAGATGCGGTATGGAACGAGTCTGACCAGCGTAGTTATCTTCATCGCTGTCCCTGCGGTAATTGGGTGAATGCGCTGGAGACGTTTCCCGATTGCGTGGCGGTCAGGGATGATGGGACGGGATATGTCCGGTGTATGAAGTGTGGTCGGGAGGTGACGGAGCGGACTATTGGCGAGTGGGTTCCGGCTTATCCTGACAGGTCGAATGATATGGAGGGTTATCAGTGGAGTCATTTGACCAGTTCGTTCAACGACCCTGCGGAGATACTGGAGAATTACACCAATCCGCCGAAGGGCAATCTGGACGATGTTTACCGGCTGAGGCTGGGATTGGCGCACGTATCGCAGGAGGACAAATTAGAGATTTCGCAGGTTTTGGAGTGCTGCAATCGGGATTTAATGGCGACGTCGAGCGGTCAGGCGACCGCTATGGGGGTTGACGTTGGCAAGCACGGTTACCACGTTATTATAGGCATAAGGACGGGCAGGGACAGGTTTGAGTTGTTAAAGGTCGCCTGCGTGGGCGACTGGCCGGACATTCACGACCTTGCCCGGAAGTTTAACGTCAACAGCGCCGTGATAGACATAAGGCCTTACGAGTCTGCTGCCCGGATGTTCCAGAAGTCCGAGCCATACAGGATATTTCTTTGTGAATACACGGAGAACCCGACTCAGGAGTCCGTGTGGGACAACAAGACGATGCTGGTCAGGGCGTATCGGACGGGGATATTCGACACGACCCACCGTCTCATATCCGAGCACCGGCTGAGCATACCGAGGGAATGTCCTGAGATTAAGGAGTTTGCGAAGCAGGTTTGCGCCACGGCGAAGGTTCTGGAGATGAACAAGAGGACGGGCGATTCGGTTTACAGATACAGGAAGCTGGGCGACGAGCATTATCGCAACGCGTTGAACTATTTTTATTTGGCTGCTTCCGGCGGTCGGATAGTGAGCGCAAAGAGTTTCACGACTCCCCAAAGGCAGCTTGTGACCGATAATAATTATGCGAGGATTTGATTATATGGACATTGACTTGCTGACGGAAAAGATTGGTGATATATTGAATCGAATCAGGACAAAGGAAGGCAATTTGAAGAGCGCTTCAATAACGATAGAGATACACTTTTCGCCCGTTGGCGAAGTGGACATTCATTATTTAGTGAGGCAGAGAGAGCCGATTAAAAACTAAATAGAAATCTGGGACAACTTGGAATACAGCCCCGGTAGAGGCCGAAAGGTTATGGTCTCGCTGGGGCATTTTTTTTAGGAGAAAAGATTATGGGCGGATTATTTGGAGCTCCGAAACCCAAGACGCCTCAGCCGCCTCCCCCGACCCCGATACCGGAGGTCGGAGCGGAAACGGGCGACTATGCGGCGAAGATGGCTCGAAAGCGAAAGGGTTATATGAGCACGGTGGTCACCGGCTCATTAGCCCCGAAACCAAGCGGCAAAAAGACTTTATTGGGTTAATATAAGCGATGGAAGACAAAAGAGCCATAGAGATAATACGAATGGCCGAGGAAGAGGAGTCCAAGGCCTCTAATTTCAGGAATTTATACCAGCAGGTTGCCAATTTGATGTTCCCCCGCGAGAACCAGATAACCACGAAGACCGCGCCCGGTATGGATAAGTCGAGGGACATTTACGACCCTACGGCAATGCTGGACTTGCAGGATATGGTATCGGGACTGTCCAATGCTTTCTTTCCCCCCGGCAGGCAGGCGTTCGGGATTACGGTCAGAAACAGGTCTCTGGCGGAGCGGGACGCCGTCAAAAGATGGCTTTCACTTGCGACCCAGATTGCCCATGATGAGCTATATGACAGCAATTTCATGCTCCAACTAAATGAGACCTTATGCTCTCTGGTGGGTTTCGGGACGGGCAATCTTTACAGCGAATGGGACGACAAGCTGCTCGGCCTGAATTTCAGGGACTGGGACGTTGCCTTATACACAATCAAGGAAAATTCGCTTGGCATGGTGGATACGGTAATTTTGAAATTCGTGTTTTCCGCGAGGCAGGCGGTCGAAAAGTTCGCCAGTCCGGGGCCAATGGTATTAGAGAAGGCGGGCGAATTGCGCACGGAGTCAGAGAAGTTTCCGTTCATTCACGTAGTCCGTCCGAGAATCGAAAGAAACGTGATGCTGTGCGATAATCTTAATTATCCCTTTGAAAGCGTTTACGTCAACGCCAAAGAGAAAATTGTCATAAACGAAGGCGGTTTTGAGGAGATGCCCTTTGCCGTTCCGAGGTGGCAGAAGACCTCCAGCGAGAAATACGGCAGGGGACAGGGCACGGTGGCTCTTTCGGCGGTGAAAGAACTTCAGCAGATGCACAAAGACCTTGTCGAATGCGGGCAGAAGCACAACGACCCGCCCCGCGAGGTCTTGCAGCATTTCGACGGGACTGTCAGGGTCACTCCGGGCGCCGTCAATATCGTTCAGGAAAAAGGGACTATTCGCGCCCTTGAGCAGCAGTTGTTGGGTAATTTCCCCATTACGGAGAAGATTATAGCGATGCAGCAGGAGATAGTTCACAGGGCGTTTTTCACGGATGTCTTTGCTCCCCTGGCCAATCTCACGGGCGACAGGCGCACGACACTTGAGATTATGGAGAGGGTGAAGCAGGCGATGAAGAAGCTGGCTCTGCCGGTTTACAGGTTGCAGAGCGAGCTTTTTTCTCCAGTGATTACGAGAAGCGTTTTACTGCTCATTCGCAACGGCAGGATACCGCCGCCCCCTGCGGAGCTTCAGGGTCAGCGGTTCGGGATAGAATTTTTGGGCGAGCTGGCTCTGGCGATGCGAGACCAGCAGGCGAGGGCGTTCCAGCAGTTTGCGATGCTGACGGCCAATCTCGACCCCGTGTTCCCCGGCGCAAAGGACGTAGTGAATATCGACCGTGCGATGCCGGACATAGCGACGTCGTTCGGCGTGAAGGCGGAGCACCTGTCCACCAAAGAGGAAATAGACGCCGTTCGTCAGGAAAGGGCGCAGCTTGCCGCCGCTCAAATGGCGACAGAAGCGGCCAAAACGATGGCCGAAGGTTATCAAAAAACCTCAAAAGCCCCAGAAAGCGGCTCTCTGGCTGAAAGTTTGACGGGAGTGTAATTATGCCTAAAGCACTTGAAAGAAAATTAAAAGCTCAGGCGAGAAAAAGATTTGGCTCTATTACGAGCAGAAGGGCGAGGGCTTTCATATACGGGACAATGCGGAAGACCGGATGGAAACCTAAAAAAGAAGGATAAAATTATGGCGCGAGGAAAACCAAAACCGAGGAAAGGCAAAGGAATGCTCGCCTGGCGCAGCAGGCAAAAACGTGGCAAGATAATGAGACCATCGACTTTTGAGGCAATTAAAAGAAAAGCCGCTGCCGCCGGCGCAACTAATCCGGAGGCCGTTGCCGGAAAGGCATATTGGCGAACTGCAAAAAGTAAATATGTCCTCGCAAACCGAGCGAAAGTAAGAAAAAAGAAGAAATGACAGATGTAGAAGAAAAACAAGAACGGCTTAACAAGGCCTATTGGAGTGTGTTTAACTCTGATGACGGCCAGTTAATACTCGAAGACCTGCGCAGGTTGAGCAACTACGATTTGTCGGTCTGTCCGGTGGGAAACGACGGCCACACGGACATTTACGACGTTATGCGCAACGAGGGCAAAAGAGCCGTTGTAGTCCATATAATCAGGAAAACGCAAATAAAAGAAAAAAGACAAACAATAACAATTAACTAACGAAAGGAAAGAAAATGGCTGAACCAACTGGACAACCTTCACCCCCCGCAACGGGGACAACTGGAGTCCCAGTATCGCCTCCGGCCTCAGGCGAGCCGAAGGTCGAAAGTATCGTCAACGCCGACGGCACTTTCATTGAGAACTGGCACACGAAACTAAAGAATGAGGCGCTTCACAAAGACGAGACCTTGCCGAGATTCAAGAATCTCGACGACTTGGCGCAGAGTTACGTCCACGTCCGCAAGCAAGTTCCGATGGATAAAGTAGCCCTGCCGACCGAGACTTCGCCGCCCGAAATATGGGACGATTTTTTCAGGGCAAAAGGCAGGCCTGACACGCCGGACGAATACGTCATTGAAAAACCAAAGGATTTGCCGGATGAATTTTGGGATGATGAATTAACGAAAGAGGCAAAGAGTTTCTTTCACAAGCTCGGCTTTAATAAAAAAGAGGTCAATGCCCTGATGGAGTTCGATAACAAGAGAATGCTTGCCGGAATAAAGGCGATGGCCGATATGGAAAACAGGGAGAAATCCGAGGCCGAGACGGTCTTGAGAAAGAAATGGGGCGTTGACTACGATGCAAAGCTCCATTTAGCCAACAGGATGATTCAGGAGAACGTCAAATCCGACGAGCAGAAACAGAAGCTCCTTGAGAAAATCGGCAACGACCCGATAACGGCGGAGTTTCTGGCGGACATAGCGGGCAAATTCAAGGAGCACGGCGTCATAACCGACATTGAACCAGCCCCTTCAGAGACGATGTCCGACATAGACAGGAAAATAAGTGAGTTTAAACAGAACCCTGCTTATATGCAGAGAAATCATCCAGACCATAAATACGTGATGGATGAGTTATCCAAACTATACAAACAAAAAACAGAATTGCAGAAAACCGCTAAACCATAGCGCCCTGCCGCTAACGTCAAAGGGACGCCGTCGAGGCGGACGATAAACGCAAGGGAAGCCCCGATAAGGACAACCTTTCCGAAGAGAGTTGCGAGTTCGTCGATGAACTACGAACAATGAACATTAGACTATTTTGGAAAGGAAACCAAAAATGAGCATAACATTATCAGCGGGGCTTCCTGAATATTTCGTCGACCAGTTCAAGGACACTCTATACCACGTCTGTCAGCAGAGAGAGTCCCTTTTTGGTCAGGCGGTTCGGGTAGAGCCCCTTCTTAACGCCGAGGACAAGGCATTTGATATGATGGACATACTTGTCCTTGAGGAAAAAACGGGACGGAACGTCGATACTCCCACGATAGACCCGTCCACCCAAAGGCGCTGGGTATCGACCACACCCTATCACAATGCAGTCCTTTTCGACAAGGACGATGATTTGTCGATGATTGTTGACCCGACGAGCGATTTTGTGCGCGCGTTTCGCGCTGCGGTCAATCGCAAGAAGGACGACATAATTCTTGCGTCCTTCAACGCCACAATCGCCTCCGGCAGGCATCCCAACAGCGGCTCGATTACGTGGGCCGGACAGTCCGGTAACGTCAAATATACGAGGACTTCCGGCGGCAGGACGATTCCGCACGACTGCTCAATCGGGAACTGTTCAGCTTCCGATACGAAAATGACGGTGGAAAAAGCGGAGTTGATACTCGAATACTTCGCCAAAAACGAAGTGGATGAGCAGACTCCCATATTTTGTGCCATCAATCCCGCACAGAGGACGGACTTGTTCGGTCAGGAGGAATATACCAGCATAGATTACAACGGCCAGAAACCTCTTGCCACAGGCCAGTTAATAAAGAACTGGCACGGCATAAACTGGATTCTGTCCAACAAGGTGGTCGTGGGAACAAGCAACGATGTTGACGCCAATACCAACGTCTATAAGTGCTGGGCATGGGCGCAGGACGGGATAATTTTAGGCGTTCAGAACGATGTCACCGTCGAAATGTCGACGAGAGTCGACAAATCCTACTCTCAACAGGTTTACGTCTATATGAATATGGGCGCAATGAGAATGGATGAGGACAGAATTTTGTGCGTCGAATGTCAATAATAACAGCCCGGCGGCTAATTTGTATGCCGGTTAAGGGCACTGTGCAATGCACAGCTTTTTTGAAAGGAAATTAAGATGAGTTACATAAATTTGAACTGGTCGCAAGGAGGACACTATATGATAAACCAGCCGGTGCAGCTAAAGGCCGCTTCGGACTTGTTTCATCCGACGGCAGACCAGAAGTATCCGATAGGGGCTTTATATACTGACCGTGACGGCGGCAAATACAGATATTGCAAGGATTCCGGCACAGGCATTACCAAGGCTCTTATGGCGCAATCGCCGGTAGTGACGGCCACGCTTGAGGACGAGCTTCAAACCGCTTATGGCGTTGCCGTCAACGCAGTTAAGTTCGACTGTCTTGTGACTACGGCTTCGGGTCTTGCAGACCACGACCTGATAGATGGCTGGATGTTGGTCAATCAGGGCAGTGGCGCAGGAGATATGTATCTGATTAAAGATAATATCTGGACGACTTCCGATACGGTTCTGAACATCGAAATTGCCGATACCGGTGGTATCAGGACGGCTATTGCCGCTACTGATAATATCACTCTTGTTAAGAACAAGTATCGTGACGTGGTTGTCGCCCCGACCACCAAGACAGGCCAGCCGATAGGTGTGCCGCTTGTGACCGTAACGGCGAGTTACTATTTCTGGGCGAAGACCAAAGGCCCTGCTCCGCTATTAGTAGATGGCAGTGAGACCCTTGTTGTTGGCGACCCTTGCGGCGAGCCGGAGACCCACGATACTGCCGGTGCGGTGGGGGCGATGGGTGCTCATACCGCTACCGAGTGGGGAATTGTTATGTATGCCGCTGCTGCTGCTGATTATGCCATTGTCGATTTGAAACTTGAGCAATAAACGAAAGGAGAACTAAAAATGAATACCAAAAAGATATTTATGATTGTTCTGGTTCTGCTTTTCGTTTTGCCGTGCTACGCGACAAGGATAAAGCAGACCAATGATATGATAGGCGGATTTTCCGGCGATGGCGGCAACGCTCAGGACGACAGCGTCAAGGCCTCGCTCGACCTTCTCCATTCCAAGGTTACCGGAGAAGGGGCGGGGACGGGAAACTCTTTTTACGTCGATAGTGGCGCTACGGGACTTGGAACCGGCATTAGCTTGACGGACGCCATGACGACCCTTGACGCCGCCGTTGCCCTGTGCAGCGACAATAATGGAGACGTTATTTACGTCGCAGCCGGTCATAATGAGAACTGGACCGGGACTGACAGCGCCGACATTGACGTTATCGGCGTGACGATTATAGGGCTTGGAACCGGCTCCAACAGGCCGAGATTTGACTACGATGATGCCGATGCGGAACTGGTAATAGGCGCTGCGAACGTGAAACTTTACAATCTTACGTTTCAGCCGGGTTATAACCAGGTCGTCCATGCCATAGAAATCGAGGCGGACGCCGACGGTTCAATTATAGACAACTGCGAGTTTATGGATGGTGAGGCTGCATCGACCGATGAGTTCCTAGATGCAATTCAACCCGATGCCGCCGCAGACGATTTGATTATTTCAAACTGCATCGCAATCTCTGTTTCCTCGACATCTGATGGTGCCAATACGTGGCTGGATATGACGGTAGGAGTGATTGACAATATCAGAGTTGTTAATAACTACGTGCTTGGCGATTATGCCGACGCTGCGATATTCAGTGACGACATTGATACGCATTCTTATATTGCCTACAATGTCATTACGAATATCCATACTGGAATCCACGCCATAGAGTTTTCCACAACGGCTACAGGCCTTTTGTATTCCAATTACTGCGCATCCGATACTCCAGGCACGATTGTTGACCCCGGAAGTATGGAGAACGCCATGAATATCGAGGCGGATTACGGCGCAGCCGAGGATGCGGAAGCAGGGCCTGGATGGGCGCTTAAAAAGGCGACTGCTGCCACAAACAACTATCCTGACAATGTAGAGCCGGACTCGCTTTTCGCCTTTATTATGGTTTCTGGCACTACGGCAACGGCATCGACCTTCGATAATACCACCGATTCATTGCAAGCTATTGCAGACGCCGTTGCAACGGTTCCTCAGAGCGGAGGGACAACATCATGGAACGCCACCGCTCTTGCGGCGATAGAGGGCGAAGCAACTGACGCTATTGAGGCCGATTCTCTCGATAAACTGATTGCCGCCGATGACAGGAGTGCGTCTTTGACGTATCCCGATTCAGTCGCCACCGAGTCGATAATGGCGTTTTTGATGTCCAAATCGGCCTCTCCGATAAAGACTTCGTATAATAATACGACCGACTCTCTGGAAGCCATTTCTGACAGAGTGGTCGATGTGAATCTCTGGACGAACAACAATCTGGAAGACTGCAATAGCTATACAAGGACTTACATAGGCGAGTGTAATGACTATTCAGTGTCCTTAATAGTTGATTCCAACTTATGGTCTAACAACAATTTGAGCGACTGCAACAGCTACACGAAGACTTACATTAGCGAGTGTAATGATTATGCGGTGTCTATAGCCGAGGATTCTAATCTGTGGTCTAACAACAATTTGGAAGATTGCAACAGCTATACAAAGACTTATATCGGAGAGTGCAACGATTACGCCGTGTCCGTAGTTGAGGATTCCAATCTCTGGACGAACAATCACGTTGACGACTGCAATGGGCGCATAACCCAGATGCTTGGAAGATTCGAGGGCGCTGCGCTTCCGGCCTATGACACTTCTCACTATCTTGCCGTTACGGTTGATTTTGACGGCACTACCGGAGCCGGACACTGGGGTCTCTCAGGCGAGACGGACGAGGTTCTTACTGTTACCGGAGCGGTGCGAATCCGGCTTTTAATGGAATGCACCGATACCTGCACGGGAACTGACGGAGGCACGATAGCTTTGTGGGCGGGAACCAGTGAGGACGTTATTCTTGCGGCCACCGTCATTAACACCGAAGGCGCAGACAATACGAATCTTGATTCAGGCGAAATCTGGCTTGATACGTCCCCGACGGAGCATACGGCAATCGGGGCAAGCGGGTTCTTTGATTTTGTCGTTGTCGGAGGTCTCGATGTCGGCCTCGACTGTCAGGTGCAGGACATTGCCGATGGAACGATTGTATTCCACGTCTGGTGGACTCCGCTTGACGCCACCGGAAACGTTGTGGCAGGAGGCGGAGGAACTTTATAGTAAGGGGACGCTTTGACTTTGACGAAAATGGGATTGTGAATTTTTGCGATTATGCAGCTTTCGTTTTGGTCAGAAGAAGTCCCGATGAGTTAGAAATGTTCTTTGATAACTGGTTAAAGTAGGGGGGCGGGCTGGACTCGCCCCCTTTTTAAGGAATTATTATATGAGACAGGAAAGAATATCAAGATACGAATGTCCGAGAGTGACCATACCCAACGGCGGGACTGCGGCAGTGTCTTCCTCTGCGCTTCGGCTCAATGGCATAATAAGACAGATTTCCGTCACGGTGAACGACAATACGGGCAATAAGACGGCTACGGCGGCCATAGTCGATGAGGACAGTATTACTTTGTGGAGCGAGGCGGGCATTGCCGAAGCCGCCACGACGGTATTTCAATACTGGACGCTGTCCAGCACGGACTTGCCGCTTGCGGTGTGCGTTGACGGCAATATCACGATTAAGGTCACTCCGTCCGGCGACCCCGGCACGTCCACAATGACCGTTGACGTGGTTTTATATATAGACGGGAGATAATCAAATGTCTCTTACTGCGAAAGAAGTCACTGTTTGCAATCAGGCCTGCGACAGGATAGGCGCTGCCAATTTTACTTATGCCGTGCAGACTTCCATAGTGGCTCTTAAATGCAATACGCATTACGAGCCGACGAGAGACGCTCTTTTGAGAAGCCACGACTGGCCTTTTGCAAGGGCGAGAAAAACCCTGTCGGCTGAAACTAATACCCCTGATTTCGAGTGGGACTATCAGTTTTCCCTGCCGGATGACTATTTAAGGACGAGGCCTTTATACAGGGACAACGACAATTTCCAGATGGATGAGCCGTCAAAAAGATGCGCCATAGAAGGGAACAAGCTGATGTGCAACGACGAGACTTTCGACCTGAAATACATAAGGAAAGTCACCGACCCCGACGAGTTCGACCCGCTATTCAAGGAAGTTCTTGTTTTACAGATTGCCCTGAAGCTGGTTCATCCTGTGGCGGGGACGGAAGCGACTTCCCTGAAAGAGGGAATAATGAAAGAGTTGAATATTCTTATGCCGCAGGTCAGGGCTGTGGACAGGCAGGAAATGAACACTTCCGGCTACAGTTCGTGGAATTTGGCAAGGTTTACCCCTCTTGGAATAGCGACCAATAATTATCCGCAGGATACATAATGTCAAATGAAATAAATTTTGGATGGGCAAGCGGAAGGACGCTCACTTACGGCGCTTACGAGCCGGATGGTTCGGTGCGCACGGCTGCCGGAACGTCGCTGCCGGAAATCGGCTCTACCGGCTACTACGTGGCTGATAACGGCGATATAGAAGCCGGCGACTGGGTAATTGTCAAGGAAAGCATTACCGTAGTCGGGGCAGGAGAATACTCTCCCGAAGTCAGTATAAGCGGCGACCTCGTAACCATAGAGGCCGATTTGACGGAAATACTCGAAATGATAACAGAAAAAATAGTTTATGTTTTTGACGACAGAATAACGAAAATAGACGAAACGATAGTAAAGACCTGATTATATGAGTAATGTTGGACTTGTCAATTTTACAGGTGGGGTTTTTACTCCGCAGATAGACTGCCGCAGCGATGTCGAAAAGTATTCGTCCGGCTGCCGACAGCTTGAAAATTTTTTACCAAGAATTTACGGCGGCGTTGAGCGCAGGCCCGGCACAAAGCATATATACAATTCTCAATTATGGACTTTGACGCTGGACTCCTCGCCTGCTCCGGCTGCCTTTTCTTTCGGGGCGACCCTTACGGGCGCCGAAAGTGGGACTACCTGTCGGGTAATCGAAGTTACGTCCTCTACCGAATACGTTATAACCAATCTGGACGGTGATTTTACCGATGGCGAGATAATTTCAGATGGGACAAACAGCAGGGATTGCGGAGCGAACTATCCTTTGGTGTCCCTGAATGAAGCTGAGACGGTGAGAATAATAAGTTTCATTTACTCATCGACAATTTCCTACAAGATAGAACTGGGAAATAAGTATATGCGGTTTTTCTATGAGGATGAGGTTCTCGTTGACGGAAGCGATTTGGAAGTTCTTGTTGAGACGCCCTATCTTACGGCACATTTGTTTCAACTCCATATTAAACAATTAGCCGATACTATGTGGATAATTCATCCCTCTTACGCTCCGAGAAAGCTGACGAGGACTACGACGACATCTTTTTCGCTTGATGCTATAGAGTTCAAAAAAGGCCCGTTCCTTACAAGAAACGACCTGTTAGACCCTGACGTTACTGATACGGCTACAATGGCAAGCAGTAAAACGGCTGCGGGTGAAACGGGAACATTGACTTGCAGCAATGATTATTTTGTGGATGAGCATATCGGGTCAATTTTCGAGCTTACCCATCCGAGAGAGGACACGATATCAAAGGGAAGCATCAGCGATAACGGGACGGTCTGCGATGCGATAGACGTGAAAGGGACTTTTCACTTTGTCATACAGGGAACGTGGAAGGCGACGGTCGCCTTACAGAGAAATGAAAATAGTGCGGGCTGGGAAAATTACAGGACTTATACGTATAACGTTCAATATTCGGGCGAGGAAGAGGCAGACAACGTCCAGTATCGGGCAGTGGTAAGCGAAAGAGAGTCGGGCAAAATAAAGGCGGACATTACGGTCGATGAAGCCGTTACGAAAGGAATAGTGAAAGTTACCGATGTCAACAGTGCTACGGAGGCGGCCATAGAGGTCGTAGTCGAGCTTGAATCCACTGACGCCACGAAAAGATGGGCGGAAGGGGCGTGGTCGCCATTGCGGGGCTACCCGTCGAGCGTTACGTTTTTCGAGGACAGGTGCATTTACGGCGGGACGGTTCAAGTGCCGACCCAGATTTTAGATGCGGAAGAATAAATGAGCTATTTTCGTAATGTAGAACTTGATGGTGTCTGGAAGAAAGGTGGAACTTATACTTTTGAATTTTATTTTTACTCTGATAGAAATTCAGATAATACAACAACAAAAGCCGCTCTCACTTTAAGCGTAACAGAAGGAGGATTTGTTGAGGAATGCGTATTTACTCAGGAATACATAGATAGTTGGATAGCTGAATATCCTGATGTTACGCCTCTTGCCGAAGCGATAGGAGCGAGCAATGTTATCTCGTCAACTGACGACGGGATAGAATGGGGCGCCGGAATCGAAGAAGGATGGGTTACGGTTACAGTTAAAGTTCCTGAAGATGCAAACGCAGGCTCTTATATTCTTTTTTGGCAATACTTGAATCATATTCCCTGGCCTGCTGATTATTGGGAAATAAAAAGTTCTGAAATATATCCAATTACAATCGATGCAGAGGGCAGCGGAAACGGAGAAGAAGAAATGATACCAGAAGATGGAAGCTGGCCTGATATTGAGCCGGAAGGCGAGGATTCCGAAGGCACAACACCGGACGAAGAAGTTGAAGGCGGTGTTGAGTATGTCGCTTTGCGCCAGCGAAAGCAGCAGATAGTCTGGTTCAGCAAGACCGGCGATTACGACAATTTCAGCGAGGGGGTTGAGGATGACGACGCCTTCTGGATAGTCGTCCCCACGATGAACAACATTCGATGGGTAGAGGCGATTGAATCACTTCTGGTGGGAACTTCCGGCGACGAATGGCTCATAAAATCGAACAAGCTGGACACGCCCATAACGCCGACCAACGTCTCCATAAAGCAGCAGTCGAATTACGGCAGCAGTATGGTTCAGCCGATAAGGGTAAACGATGTCATTTTATTCATCGATTACGTGGGCAGAAAAGTAAGGGAATTGGTTTACAGGGAATATCCCGAAGGCAAATATGTTTCTCCAGACCTGACATCTCTGGCGGAACATATAACCCTGTCCGGCATAACGTCCATAGCGCACCAGAGAAATCCCGATTCTATTTTATGGCTTACTCTTTCGGATGGCTCGCTGATTTCAATGACTTATGAGAGAGAGCAGAACGTTGTGGCGTGGTCGAAACATCCTCTTGGCGGGGACGCAACGGTTTTGAGCGTATGCGTTGTGCCTTCGGTAAAAGAGGACAAGGTCTGGCTGTCGGCGCAAAGGCTTATAGATGAGGCGGACGTTACTCATATAGAAAGAATGATGTCTCGGAATTTCGCAGACATTGAGGACGCCTATTTCGCTGATGCGGGTATAGTTTATGACAGCGATGGAACTTCCACTATTACGGAACTTAATCATCTCGAAGGCGAGACAGTCAAGGTTTTTGGCGATGGTGTGGAATTTGACGATGCGACCGTTGCTTCAGGCCAGATAACGACCAAGTTAGACGGCGTAGAAACGCTTGTTTCAAAAGCGGCAGTCGGACTATCATATACTTACAAACTTGAGCCGATGAGGATTGACGTGGACGTTCAGGGTGGCACGACTCACGGCTCAATTAAAAAGATACACGAATTGGTAATCAGTTTTTTGAGAACGGCCGGCGCTTATTACGGCAAAGATGCCAATAATCTATACGATGCTGGCTGGACGGCTGGTGAATTATTTACAGGCGATAAAATTGTCACTTTCGACGCCGGGTTCGATGTAAGAGATAAGATGTTGATTACGGGTTCAGGGTCGCTGCCCTGCACGATTCGGGCAATAGTGGCAAGAATGACTAAAAGCGGGAGATAACAATGAGTGGAGAATTAAAATTAAGGACGAAATGGAGCGTTACGGGGCTTGGAGACGATGTTAACTGGGACACCGAAGATGTGACGATGACCGTTCCTGTGGAGCATAGCGGCTCGCCTTTGTATATCATACATTCAACGGCGGGGACAACTGCGATGCAGTTATCGACTTTGTTTCCGCAATATGACGTGGGAGCTATTTACGGAGTTTATATAGAGTGTGCATCGGGCACGATTTACATTATGCTCAATACGGCTGGAACGACTACTTTTGATGAGACAACGGCTGATTTGGAAATCAACGAAGGCGAAGGATTTTATATTCCCGTGAATCCTGATTTAACGTCTGCCAACGGGATGACGATAGATGCCGCGAGCGTAACGGATGCCTTTTTAATATCCGTATTTGTGAAATCGGAGGCGTAATGAAGTTTCGGGAAATGACGGAATCGGACATTGAGTTTATGGCTGTTCATTCGGCGTCAAAAGGCATATTCGATAAAATGCCTTCGCAGATTGCCTACGCTTATGCCGTAGAGCAGGATGGGGTTGTTCTCGGCGTCGGCGGAATACAGCTTATAAACTCCGTTACAGCTTGGGTATGGGTAGATATAAGCGAATACGGCAGGACTATGATGAAATCGGGTTACAGGATAATCAAGGAATGGCTGGATGAGCTTATAAAAATCCACAAATTAAAGAGATTGCAGGCGTATGTGAGACTGGACTTTCCCGAAGCGATAAGGATGATTGAGCATCTCGGTTTCAAAATCGAGTGTGTAATGAAAAAATTTACGGACGATGGCAAAGACGCATTTTTGTATGTGAAATTTATGGAGTAACGATGGGAGCGATAATAGCGCCATTATTGACTTTGAAAGGTTTTGGGACGATATTAACTGTTGTTGGTCAGCTTCAGCAGGCCTCCGCCGCCGCTGCTCAGGCCGAATCGGCGCAGGCAATGATGGAATACAATGCTAAACTGGCCGAGCGAGAGGCCGAGCAGGAAAGGATGAGGTCTTTATTCGAGCAGGGGCGACAGGCCGAGGAAGGCGCAAGGGTAATGGGAACTATGCGTGCCGGTATGGGTGCGGCAGGTGTGGTATCGACTGAAGGAACGCCGTTACTGGTTCAGGCGAAGCAGGCGTCGGAACTGGAGCTTAAGAATCTTATGATAGGTTACGAAGGTGCAGAAAGCGCACAGAGATATAGGTCTCAAGCAGTCCTCGACAGGATACAGGCGAAAATATACGGACAGAAAGCAGGAGCATACAGGACTGGCGGATATTTAAATGCGGGAACAACACTTTTAAAGGGGTTTGCATAGAATGTCAGGAACTTTCCCAATCCAATATACCGAAGCGGCACCGAGGGGGACGGAGATGCCCCGTGCGAATATTGACGTTGACACGGGCGCAGGAGAAATAGGAGCAGGTCTGGCGGGTCTCGGCGGGGCGCTGTTTGAAATAGGCCAGAAAATCAAGAATAGCAATATGATTCTTGAAAACGCCAAAGCTGAAAGACAATATGAAACATCTATGAACGCCGCTTTTGAGACTATTAAATCGCCCAGCTTTGACCCGTTTGACGAGGATTCTATAGCGAAATTGAAACAGAAAACCGAAGAATCGATGCTCTCGTATCAATCAAAATACTCAGAGGTAAACGTAGCTTCGCAGGCGAGATATGACGGCAATTACGCCCAGTGGGACACCAAATTCAAGGGTCTTTTGGAACAAAAAAGAGCCGGTAAGGTAGAAGATGAGAAAGTTGCTCTTGAACAGTATTATTATGAAACAGGAGACGTATTCAAATTTGCCAGATTGCAAAATTCTCTCGTTGCCACAGGCCAACAGGGACGGAAAGAGGCCGATAATAAGATAACTGATTTTCAAAAAAATTCCGCATTGGCGCAGGCGAGAATAGCCATAGGCAACAATAATCCGCAAGGCGCAATAACAATGCTTCAGGACTTAAAAGGACTATCTGGCGAGCAACTTGACCAGAGAGACAAATTATTGCGAATAGCAAATGAAACATTAAAAGGTCTTAATGATGGTTTCGGCAAAGAGATTCTCTCTACGATATTGAAATCGGCTAATGTATCAGCTCCCGAAAGGGCGAATATCGCATTGCAGCTAAAACAACAGATTGCTCAAAGTAATTTTTCGGATACAGAGGCGAGGACTTGGTTTGATTATATAGAGAAATGGGAGCAGGGCAAGGATGTTCAGTCCGACAGGGATATTTACAGAGCTTTAATGAGAAAGGCGTATAAACCTGATTCTTATGGCGGCGTAGATGCAGTCGAAACAGCCATTGTTGACGCGAGAAATGATTTATCAAAACAGGATACCGAAGAGCTTTTGGATTTAACGAGAAGGGAATTTGAGAAATCTCAATCGGAAGCTATATCGGAAGCAGAAGATTATGGCGCTGGACAACTTATAGATTACAGAACATCAATGGATTTAGAGGCAATTCTCAAGACGTTTGAGGCGCAGTCGGATAAAGATAAAGTTATAGACAATCGCAAATTGCAATTATGGAATCATTCCCGATACGTAAAGGCATTAAATGATTGGCAGAAAAAACATCCGGAAGCAACTTCTGATGAAATATATGCCGAAAGCAGGAAGCTCCTTGTATTTTTCCGTAAGCCCGCAGAACAGTTAAAAACGGAATTAACTACTGAAGAGAAAAGAATATCTACTGTGCCGGAAATAGTTGATGTTAAACCCAGAAGACAGGGGGAAACAGTAGAAGAATATCTTAAAAGGGTATTAGTGGTCGAATGATAGGCGAACTTAAACAGGCCGGTTTTACAGATGAAGAAATATCCGAATATATGGATAGGCAAAAAGAGACTTTGCGCCTTGCTGGATTCTCGGAGCAGGAAATAAACGCCCATTTCGGGATAAAGGACAGAGTCGATTTTAATCAACCGACTACGCCCGAAAAGGCGGATAAAAGGGCAAAAGATGTTTTGGCAATAGCGGATAAATTAGAATTGCCAATTTCTGATGTTGAAGACAATTATGAACCGATGCAAATTCAGGCGTGGAATCCTACGCTTTGGGAAAAGATAAAACATTGGTTTTATACTCCACCGCCGCCAGGTGGATGGGATAGAAGCGATAGGCCATTTAGAACTTTAGGAAAAATGGCTATTGTGCAGAGTGCCGATGCTATATCTGGTCTTGCTTTATATGCTCCAGATGTTTTAACTTATGCTTTGACAAAAGAACCGTCTCTTGCGGAATATCTTGAAGATGCCGTGAATTTAGAGAGGACTTCAAAAGAAGAAAGGGCAGGCAAAGCAGCTTCATATATCACAAGTCTTTATACATCCTTGCGGCTGGTCGGCCCTCTTATCAATAAAATACCGGCACGAGTGGCTTTAAGAATGATTTTAAGTGCCGGAGTTCAATTTGGAGTTCGTGGCGCTATTGAGGAAACTGCTGAAAAGATAACAAAAGATGACCCGATAGACTGGCAGCAGATATGGGCGGAGGCCGGATGGGGGACTTTATTCGGCGCCGCGGAAGTCGGAGTAGGAAAACTTATAAAACTCAAGCAATATCGAGATTTCGTGAGAGAAAGGCCAGAGTTCAAAAAATTTCCGAAAAGACTGCTTTTGAGAATGGATGAAGCTGTCAGGGATGCCCAGTCTGGTATGCCCAAAAAACAATGGATGAAAATTTACAAGAAAGATGCGCAGGAATTTATAGATTTGATGAGGGAGAATTTTGGCACAGGCGTTGAGAAAGCAAAACCTTTGGCTTTACCAGCGAAAATTGCCGAGCCGACCGTAATTGTCCCTGAAACAGAGCAAATTATAAAAGATTTTTATAAAACTGCCAATCGGACTATTTATAAACCTCAAATGCCAATATCAAAAGTGATGGATTATACAGGAATAAATAATCCAGAAGAAGCTGCTGTAACACATAACAAAATTATTGCTCAAATGCTTGCAGACAAAAAACTTCGTGGTCTTATTGATATAAAAGGAAATCTTCAATTACGTAATGCACAAAAAGGCGATGGAGGTTTGCAAAATATACCTGATAATGCAACGCCAGAAATGCGGGATAGATACAATAATTGGAAGAAACGTGTTGATGATATTCAATCTGCTCCTCCTGCCGTTCCCGAAGCCCCAGCCAAGCCGACCGTAACTGCCCCTAAAGAAGATTATATCGTCAGTTTATTAAAGGACGAAAAGCAACGATTGTTAAATGAGATGGAGGAATATAAGGGTGATAAAGTTGGCGGCAAATCGGTTATCAATGTAAAAGATTACAAGAAACGAATTGCTGAGATAGACAAAGACTTGGAACATAGACAAATAGTCTCTAAAGCCGGAATTGAAGCACCTGCCAAACCGACTGTAACTGCTCCTGAAACAATAAAACTTATTAAACCGCCAATGGACTATGTAAAGGCAAGTAAGAATCTCAACGGCAAATATGAAGTTAAATATCAAGGTGGAGAATCGCCTGAATTTCCTGCGACTGGTAATAAATTTACAGGTGAATTTGATACTGCTAAAATAGCACGTAGTTCTTTTAAGGCGTGGTGGTATAAACAACAAACTTCTCCTGCCGAACCGACCGGAGTTTACATTGAGCATATTAAGAATCCCAAAATGCCTTCAGGTAAAGTTATAACTCCGATACCTGAAAGCGTGCAGGAGGCGGCAAAAAAAGCGGGCGAGAAAATTGCCGAAGCAGGCAAGAATATTAAAGAGGATTTCGACCAGTTGAGATTTTATCCGAAAGCACCGCCGGAATTTAGAAACGCCGTTCGCACGGATATGATAGGAGCATTGACCAAAGCAAAAACAAATGTTTATGAAACGGCTCAGAAAGCTATTTGGGAAGACCTTGATGAAAAAGTTGTAGAAGAATCGGTGGAGATAATTTTTGCCAAAGACCAATTATCAAGAGCCAAACTTGAAATTGGCAATCCCGAAATATCGGTCGAGGAAGCTCAAAAAATCCTTGATAATATAATAGGCAAGGCGTCAGATAAAGCTATTGAAGCTGCCGAAAGATGGTCACAGACAAAACAGACTTATACCGACAAACTTGTTGAGCGTGGAGTTTTGCGAAAAGACCAGCTTATCGAAGACCACGTCCGACATTACGTAGAGGATTACACGCCTGAATGGGCGCCTTATGCCAATATACCAACGCAACTTAAAAGACCATTTAGGGGTTATACCAAAAAAGCGGTTGGCACAACTAAAGAATACAGGCAGGACAAAGAAGCCCTTTTGGATTCTCTGCTGGAGATGGAATACCATAATCTTGTCGAGGATTTTGTCGAGACACAGGTTGCGAAATATGATATTAAAAAGGCGCTTGGCAAAAAGAAATTAGCAAAACAGGCAGGGAAACCTTATCTATCAAAAGCGGAACGTGCCAATCTATTTGGGACAACCGAAAGCGGAAGGATAAGAACTCCACGTCCAGGTAGAATTTACGACATCGGAGGTAAAAGATACCGTGCCTATACGCCTGATATACCATTTTCGAGGGCGATTTATCTGACTGAAAACGGAGAAGCAGCTCTTGGAAATTATAAAAATGTCGCTCTTATACCGGAGGAGATGTATAATCTATTCAGGGATTTTTCGCAACGAGGAAGTCGGGGAATATATCTTGTCAATCGGGCAACGAGTTTATGGAAGTCGATGGCTATACTTTCACATTTTCCGAGTTTCAATATCAATAACTTTGTAGGTGATACTTGGATAGCTTTGATTCAGCATCCTGACCCGTTATCATTTTTGAAGGAAATAGAAACTTCTCTTAAATATCTAACAGGCAAACTGGATTTTGAATATGCCGAACAGCTTGATGATTTCATAAAAAAGCACGATATAAAGCAGACTTTTACTACAACGGAATTGATTCTTGCCAGAAAATCCAGAAACCCCTTATATTGGCTGCTCAATAAATCATATAAATTGTCCGATTTTAGAGAATCTATAATGCGTGTGGCGTATGCTTCGAGTATGTTAAGGGCGCAACAGGCAGGCGAAGGCGAAGCAATGGTTGCAGCACACGACTGGATAAATACCAAAGGATTATCGACTGGAGACGCTCTTGGCAAAATTAGTCGTGAGATTTTAACTGATTATGCTGCCGTATCAAAACCGTTTAGAAGGTATGTAAGCGGAGGAGTTGCTCCTTTCGGGACATTTTACTTTAAGACTTCTGCAAGAATATGGAAATGGTTCGGCAAGCATCCACTGAAAGCGTTATTGGCTTTTATGGCATTGCCAATAGCTTCTACGTTATACAATAATCGCAGAGATGATATTCAAGAAATGGAATCCAAATTACCGGATTACGTTAGAAACAGAACCCATTTTGTTCTCGGCAGAAATCCAGATGGAACTACGAGAGTTCTTTCATTGCAGCTTCCGCAGGACGTTCTTATCGGAACGAAGATTTTTTCTATAGTTACTGATTATAGTAATCGGGTTATTCACGGTGAAATGACGCCAAAAGAAGCTGCGATAGAAACCTTAAAAACTTGGGGCATAAAAGAAGTTGAAGGCGTGGCATATTTAATGAATCCCTGGATTCGTTTTTATCAGGGGCTTGCCAGCGAAAATCGCAAAGACCCTTATGACAAAGCGCCGATTTACAGGCGTGATGTTATGACAATGGACTGGGACGAAAAGCTAATTGATAGGACTTTATATTTTGTTAAATGCTCCATTCCTTTTTTGGGAGCAACTATACAAACTTACGAAAAGGGGCTTCCTGTTGATATAGCATTGAAGAAATACATCGATACTTTAGCGGGGAAAGGTGCTATTGGAATTTATGATATGAATCCAAAGGGCGAAATTGTTCTTGAAGTTGATGGCAAAAAGCGTAGCATAAACTGGCAGACGGTTGGCAAAATGCACCTGATTGAAAGCAAGGAAATGAAATATCTTGGTAATATGGAGGATGATTTTGTCGCAAGCGGATTAAGCCCATTGGAATTTATCAAAGCAGAACAGGCCGAAAAGCAGTTCGTCAAGATATATAATATGTGGTCGAAATTCGATTCAAGATTTGATAAAAAAGTAGATAAAAAAATAAAAACATCTTTTGTTAAAAAATCAATACCTGAACGTATAAGCAATCGACTTCTTGACCCATCAACTTTGCAAAAATGGTATAGAGTGCGATTGGAACGGGCGAAAACGGATGAAGAAAAGAAAGTTCTGGCAGAACAATATCAGGAAATCCAGAAGCAAAGTATAATAAAAGCCATTAAGGGTATGCCCAGAACAGCAAAAGAGTTAGTTATTATGAATGAATTAAAAGACAGTGAATTGCCCTGGGACATAATGATTCAGTTGAGGTAAGATGTGCAGATATGGCCGATTAAAGACCCGGATTATCAGGAGTATATCAAGCGTGACGGCTCTGTTGCCTTCACGGGACAGTATATATATTTGCGCGGCGACGCCGACACTGACGGCTCGGTGAGATTTAATATAACGGAAGGAAATATAAAAATTGAAATAAGGATTTCCGGTTCTTGGGAAACAGGTGCAGAATGGGGCGAAAGCTCTTAATAATCTTTTTGGTTTTGGTTTGCCTGCTTTGTATGGGCTTGATAGCCCAGAAGGTATCAGAGCTTTGGATAAAAAGCGGTGGAGAATTGCGGTTTTACGATGTTGGCGACAGCAATTATGTCGGATTTGAAGCCCCTGCTTTGATTGCCAATCAGATATGGGTCTTGCCTTATGCTGACGGCACAAGTGGACAGTTGTTAAAAACGGATGGTTCTGGTAATCTTGGCTGGATAACGGAAACCCCGGAAACAGACCCTTGTAATTTATGGTCTCGTTCCGGCACTACCTTGTCGCCGAAAACCGCCAACGACAGCGTTGATATAGGCAGCGGAACGTATACCGGAGGAAAATTGTCTCTTACAAATACGTCCGGCACTTATTCGGCCTTCATAAACGCCGACCCCGCAGGGACAACAGGACATCAGGGACTGTATATAGACCTTGACAAAACTTCGGGAGCTACCGATGCAACAGACGTTTTTTACGGATTGGATATTGCTGGCAATTTCAATCAATCGGGCGGAATTATCGACAGGATATGCGGCGTTACGGCGGATATTTACATCGAACAGGGAACTGCCGACAACAGTTACGGCCTCAGATTTACCAATTTCACGTCCGGCGCAAATTCCCATCTCACGGATACTATGTATGGAATACTTGGCTCAACTACTATAATGGATGGAGCAGACAGTTCGCATATTCAAGGTCTTACAACAGGTGCTTACGCAACAGACAATACAACCACTGTAACTTACGATATTACCGGCGCTTTGATAACATCGTCGATAAATGCAGCAAGCATCGGAAGGAACGCCTATGGGGTTTATATAGACTTGCGACTAATCAATACCCCGACGATAGGCGATAGTTCATATATTCTTTATCTCAATGAATATGATGAAACGCCGGATTATTGTATTTACCAGTCCGGCTCTGCCCCATCTTTTTTCGGCGGTTCTTTAATTTGCGCCGATGTCAATACAGGATACGGCGCCTTTGAAATACGAAACGCCGATGATGATGGTGCCACAAAGGGGCTTGCCTCTTTTGATAATACGAATTTTGACGCTACAAACGGAAATGTTACAATAGCCACAGGCGGAGTCGGAGCTACGGAGCTTGCCTCGACTACCGTAGTGGCAGGGGCATATACGAACGCCGATATAACCGTTGATGCTGATGGCAGACTGACTGCCGCCGCAAACGGAGCAGGCGGAGGCGGTTTTAGCTGGTCTGACGTGCCGACCAGTCCGACAGGCGCTTGCAGCGCTGGCGATGTGGCTTACGATGAATACAATTTATATTTGGCAGTTCAAGATAACAGGTGGAAAATAATACCATTGACGGAATGGATAATTTATTTTAATTTTGTGGATGGAACTGATTTTTATTTTGTTGATGGGGCTGAATTTGCCACTGTAGAACAATAAAGGACAATACTTATGAAAAAGTTAATCTTGATATTTACGATAATTTGTTTTTATGGCATTCCGGCAAAAGCGGATTCCGACCCGAACCTGCTTGATAAGACACAAACGGCTACGGTTGATGTCAATGCTATGTTTTACGTCGTGCTTGACCCCAATAATACGCCTGTTGACAGGAAAGTCACGTGGGTTACCCTTAATAATACGTGGACTGGCTCGGCAAATATAACCATTCTCGGCACTATTGCTACGGGCGCCTGGAACGCAGATGCGGTGGATATAAGCGATTATACCAATCTGACTGCCGGAACGCACGTATCTTTGACGGACGATACTTTCGATGTCCTGATAGGTGATGTGGAAAACGGCGATGACGTTAATGTTCCGACCTGCGATAACGTCTATGATTACATAGATGCGCAAAGTTTTTTAACTACGGTTGATATATCCGATAATACGAATCTGGCCGTGGGAACTCATTTATCCCTGACGGACGATACGCTGGACGTTCTTATTGCGCTGGTTACAAACGGGGACGATGTGAACATTCCAACTTGTGATAATGTCTATGATTTTGTAACGGAAGGATGGACGGCTTCGACCGGCGCTTATGATTTGGGCAGTGCAACATCACTTGAAATACCCAACGGCACAGACCCAGACGTGGACGCGGCAGGCGAGATAAGCTGGGACTCGAATGATTATGCCTTGCGAGGATTCGATGATACCAATCAGGTTGTCATCGGCCAAAAATTGAAGATATTAAATATAGCGATTTCCAATCCAGACCAGCTTGCCGATACCGATACTTTCATAGTCTGGGAGAATCATACGGGATTCACTTATGTTATAGAGAGGATTTATGCCCGCTGCGATGACCAAGCCGGAGATGATGGCGATTTCACGCTTAAGGAAATCACCGATTTGACCGACAATACCGCCCTGACGACAATCGAGGCGATAACTATGTCAACGGACGGGACGGGTTTGGATTATGCAATAATAGGTGCTAATGACATAGACCACGCAACAATAGAGGACAATCACGGCATAATCTTTGACGCTTCGGCGGACGACCTTGACCAAATCAAAATATGTATAGTGGGGTATCTCAGTGCAAACAAGAATTAGAACTTTTTTGATTTTATTTTTATTTTGCTCCATAAGTTTCGGGGCAATGAACCTCGAAGTCCCGATTGAAATGGTGGACAGGGGACTCGGCAGCACCACATCCGGCCCTATTATCTTCCTTCGCAGCCAGACATATTTAGACCCATCTAACTACGACGGGGCTACTTACTACTTCGAGATAGTGGGCTATAACTCCAATGCTTCCGGCACTTATGCAGTTGATTTGTATGATGTGACTGACTCTGACGTTAAGACATCAATAACGATTCCCAACAGCACGACCAATGAAACTCGGTTACGCTCTGCATCCTGGTCGCCTGATGCGGCCAATCATATTTACGCCGTGAGAACGCCGGACATACCAACCGGAAGCGGGACTGTCCGTGTTTATACGGCAAGGATAATTGTTGTTCAGGTTAATGCGACCAAGACAAGAATACAGATACCTATGCTTGGTACATCCGGCTATTCCAATTCTGATGATGAGGCATACGTGGATGCTCACAGCAGCGATTCTTATACGCAGGGAACAACCGGATATTACACAAGATTCTTAAAAACGGCAAGTAATTTTGCTACGATAAGCGGATGGTCATTGACTGTAGTGGGCGAGGGGGGAAGCGATGACTTTTATGCCACTTTATGGAATGTAACGGATAATGCTCAAATAGCTGCTTCTGAAGTAATAATTCTTGGCCTAACATCCACTCCGACTATTGCCAATACCGACTTTGCCAATAATGCCACGAATTTTGATGATGGCGATGAATTTGAAGTGTATATAAAAATAGATAATCCGGCTGGAAATGTTAAATTATACAAAGCGGATTTATACGTTACTCTTACCACTCTGACCAAAACAGAAATCTACTGGCGGGCATCCACTTATTCCGGTGCAACTGCTGCTGCGGCTAATACAGGCATACGCAGTCGTGTCCTAATGACCACTTCAAATTACAGCAATCCTGCTGTCTATCACGACTTCACGGGACTTTGTGCGGATGACGATGACATATTCTTTTTGAAGGACGACAGCACGAACGATTCGGGCACGGGCGGAGCGGCAGAGCCGGACAGCGAAATAAATGTGAATAGCGCAAGCAAAGACAGGGTTCGCTCTGTTGCCTTGACGCTTGATGATGGTGACAGATATTGGGGCTACAAAGTTGCCTCTACTGACGCTAATGCCTATATCACAAGTTGTATGATTCTAATCTATAGTTACGAGACCCCTGCGCCAACGGCGGCGGGACAGGTTATTTTTGTAAACGAAGACTGGTAAAATTTTTTGATATGGTATAATTATTATAGGACGATGAAAATGCGAAAAGATGAAAACGGACTAAATTGGTTCAATAGGAACTGGAGAATAATTACCACCATAGGAACGATTTTGGTTACTATCGGAATACTTTACGCCAGGGTTGACAACAATAGCACAAAAGCGGATTCTGCCGCTACGAAGGCCGAAATCAATGAAAAAGCCATTATAGGCATTCAAAAGGACATTGATTACGTCAAACAGGACACTTCGGACATTAAAATTGAGCAGAAAGTCGCAAACAAAAGAATGGATGATATGATGGCCATTCAACAGAAAATTCTTGAAGAGGTTAAAAAATGACCGAAGAAGAAAAACTACAGTTGCAGGATGCCGTCCGTGAGGTATTGAAACTTTTGGGCGATATTGCGGAAATAGAAAAAAGAGCATATACTTTGCGCAAGAAACTCGATAAAACATATGAACAAATAGACGACAAGCTCGATGGTTATTAGAAAGGGAATAAAATGAGCATTAAAACATTACTTGAATTAAAGCAATATGCCGAAGAAATATCGGCCATTATCGCCTATGTCGTGGCGATAGCGAGCGTCATAGTTAAACTGACCCCGACGTTATCCGATGACAATTTTTTATTGCCAATTATTAAATTTATCAGTAAATATGTTGCGTTAAACAGAAAAACGAAAGACGATATTTTAAGAGGTAATTTGAAATGAAACGATTGATTACATTATTGTTGATATGTTTGTTTGTTGCCGGCTGTGCCACCTCGACGATGACCACTACAAAAATCCTGCCGGACGGCACGAAAATAACCTACAAAGTAAAAGTGGACATTGCGGGACAAGACCTTACCGGCAGTGATTTGGCGGCGTCCCTTGACCCTGCGGGCAAAACCACAATAAAAGCGGGTGCGGTCAACACGCAAACCAGCCAGGTGACGGCTGATGCAATCGCAAGTATGGTTGAGTTATTTAAGGCAATTCTGCCCTATATACAACCTGCAACTGCGACTACGACGCACTGATAATGAGAAAACTTCTTAAAAAGATACGGAAAATCCTGACGAAAATCAGGGATGAATTTCAGGATGCGTCTGATGGCCGCACCTCGATAATCGTCCGAAAGTATCGCTGCGGCCAAAACGCGAAGTTTCTGACGAAATTGATTGAGGAAATTGACGAAATTACAAAATAATACCGCCGAAGACCGCAAACTCAAACGAATTAAAGAGCAGGACTGTCGGCGGTATTTTATTTTGTTCATTTTTTCATATAAATAAAATTATGACTATCTTCATTCCATAAATTAGCGTCATTTATATCCCATTCCTTTAGGATTCCTCTGTCGGATTTTAGAATATTGGGTTTTGATTCATTTGGTTCTGGCACGCCCATCGCTTTCAAGAAACAACCGAAACATATATTGTATTCTTTATCTGGCTCATAAGGACTAAATGCCTGTTTGAAAAATTCGTGAAAACGCAAATTATTTGAGTCATATTGAAAACTTATAAAACATCCGTTAATTGTTATTATTTTGTTATCTGGCCCGTGATATGTCAGGCATTTACCGCACACGGAACAATATTTGTCCGGTTCAATAAGATTTTTTTCGGTCATTTCATCAGCAATTCCGTTGATTTCATTTAAGGTATTTGGGTCGTTTGTGGCCTTGACTGTAAAACTATAATTTCCATTTTCTAAAGTCATTCCACTAACACTGCCGATTTGTAGAGAAGATTTATTTTTCCAGATATTTATCGCCCATACTGTGATAAAAAGCAATAAAACAAAACATACAAATTTAACATATCTGTAAGTATCTTCGTTCATTTATCAATCTCCTTAAAAACAGTCTTATTTTCCCCGGCGATTCTTTTCGCTTCCGAGTCGGCCTCGCAGGTATGCACGCTTTCGGCTTCGGCTTTGCTCAACTGTTTGCCGCAAGTGGAGCATATTCTATGTTTGATGAGCAGAGCTTTTAACTGTTCCAGTTCGGCGGAGAGGCGGTCGATAATATCGCAGGCAGTATGAACTACGCTTTCTAAAGTTGTTGGACGCTCACTTAAATCTGTAATTGGAATGTTATCAAAACATTCTCTTGGTGGAATACAACTTCTTGCTAATTTTGTAAACTCTGTCGGTTCCGGCTCAGCTGGCTTCTGCTTGACCTCTTTGAGAAGCGCAAGAATTTCTTTTACGTGAGAGTGGGCACAACTGATTTTATGGTAGCAGTCGTGCCTGATACTTGTTTGACAAGTATCAGGAATAGCTCCAAATAATTCAATGCCTTCTCCAAGTATTTTTTCTGCTTCTTTCAGTTTTTCTTTGGTTTTTTCTATGCTCATATTCTTACCAAGCTCCCCAGCATTTTTTCAGATGAATCATAGCAATAGCCGCCGCCACAATAGCGATAGAGACTATGATGATTGTTAATATGTCCGGTTTATGTTTCATTTTTTGTCTTCAATAATTCTGGATTCTGTTGGACATTACCGATAACTATACAATTGCTTTCTATCAAGCGTTAATCCACGAAATTTTATCTGTCTATCCATAATTTTATCCTATCGTGTTTTCTTTAACATCTTCTTCGGCGCACCATTCTACTTTATACTTTGACCCATATAATGTCCCACATTCTTGATGGTTGCTCTTATGATTCTTTTCAAGCTGGCAATGAAACGTGGTCTCATTATCTCCGTAATCATCACCGAATGATATTGTTTTATTGCATTTATTTTTAGGTATTATTTTAGTTTTTGTCATAATTTTATCCTATGATTCCAAAGCCGACATCAGGGATGTTAATTGAACATACGATTCCAATCAACTCTTTTACCTCGCTCTGTCGGCTTTATTCCAAAGCTGGGCGGGCAGGATTGGCATAGCTATTTGTTAAGGGGCGATTTCTCGGCCCTCTATCCGCTACCTGCTTGGTTTCCTACTTGGCACGGGATTGCTCCGAAGAGTTGCCCTGACTTTTTTAATTCGTAACCGGTTTACGGGAAACCATTTGCCTGTAAAAACCAAGTTTTAGCGTGTTCGCACCACGCCGCCGCCAGCTTATTTAATTTTCAATGATTTATGATTCCGTGTGGCGACTGCTGGTGTATTTTTAACAAGCCCTATTTTTTAAGGTCAATCTGAATAAAAATGTTTCGTCAGCCGCCACACCACCTATTTGGAGTTATTACTGACTTTTTAGACCATAGGCACTCCTTTTAATAAGTTTTCAACCAGTTTTGTGCCATTATTGCAAAGTCATCGAAGTCAACATCACTATCATAATCCAAATCACCATCAACGTCTGCTTTCCTAACAAGACGCGCTCCCATTATATCTTCATTACCATTTCTCTTATCCGTCCAAACTACTACATCACCACTTACGGCAGGTAAGAGCTGCTCACCTGATGCCATACAAATTGGAAACTCTTGATTGGTGTCTAAATCATAACCATATATATTACCAAAGTCATTTCGACAATCAGCCCAAACAATGATATTTCGGTCTATAACTACTCCGGTCTGATAAGCAAACGCATTGGTTATCAATGTTCTCGCTCCTGTGCCTATGTTATATCTATAGATATTGGTATCTAAAAACTGTCCTGTTGGGTCATCCATATAAACAATCCAGTTATTACTTATATCAGGATACATCTGCCCTCCAGCGTGGCTTATATTAACAACCTGACCTGACATAAGGTCAACCCCATAAATATCCCAATTATTAAATCGGAGGTCATACCAAACTACAAATCCATTATCTATAGCAGGCATATATTGCGTTCTTACTGCGTTACATATCATAAATGAATTTGGTTCGTATAAATATCTGCCATAAATATCGAAACTATCATTCCTGCTATCCGACCACACAACAGTCCGACCATCTTCACTTATAGCAGGAAATACTTGGTCACCTATCTCATTGCAGACAATAAATTCTTCCTGAGTCAATAAGTTATAGCCATATATGTCTGCACCAGTAGTATAATAATTCCTATAATCACACCATACTACTATATCACCACCGATAACCGGACAAAATTGCCTGTCATTAGCATCACAAATTAAAAACTCTTCCCCGGTTGAAATCTTAAAGCCATAGATGTTTGTGTTGGCATCACCCTGGTCATCATAATAGACCACATAATCTCCATAGATATCAGGCCATACCTGAACTCCAGCCCTCTCACAAATCACAAAAGGGTCAATCAGATAATCAGCCCTTACCATTCCTGCAACAAGCAGGACCAAACAAATTGTTAATAGTTTTTTCATAAGTTATCCTTTCAAATAAAGTTTATAATTCCAAAGCAGTTTATTAAGTTTTCAAATTACCGCCACCGTCTCCTGTCAGGAGCAGGAGTTACCATTGCCCAGCCATATTTCCAGCCCGTGTATATGCTGCCATTAACGTCTTTTTCAAGAAAATCATATACGCAATGCCCCGTTATCTGGACATTAAAGGCATAACCTATGAAAGAATAATAGTCCTCGCCGGGCGGGAAATAATAGCATTTAATAGTAAGCCCGCTGCCATAATCATCGGCAAAGTAATCTACAACCCACGCCCATCCCTCTCCTGAAAAACCCAAAATCTCATACTGTTCCGTTTCCTCGTTATAATAGAGGTTTGTCCAATGACCGGCCGTATTATCCGTTACTAATATATACGTGCCATCCGGTGATAAACCGTCCATCCAATCAAAACAAGGTTTTACTCCTCCTACCTTTACCATTACTCTTTTTGGCAATCTGTAACCGAAACAGGGATTGAGTTTTCCCGTAGGAACGTAGAAAAAAGGCGACAAATAGTTTCGGGCAAAAAAGTCCAGTCCATTCATCTGCATTTCTTTTTGCTCTTTGGCCGGCGCGTTTGGGTCGATTCTCACGAAGTTTTCAAGGTCAATCAGATTCAATGTTGTTAAACTCATAAGAGCTTTTGCCTCTGCAGACGAGCTCAAAAACAAAAGCATTAACAAAATAAATTTGATTTTAGTTTTCATTTTGCACCTCATTCGACTCTTTCCTTTCGGCCAACTGCCAGAAAGAAAAATCAGATTGTTTCAGATTTATTCGCAGTGTGCTGATAATTCCCTGTTGATAAGATATATAGATACAGGCACAAATCAAAAGAGTCCCAAGAATGATGACCAAGGCCATATCAATTTTTCTGCTCATTTTTGCTCCTAATTATTTTATAATTCCTGTGGCGAGCAGTGTTCAGTCTGCCCGCCACATATCTCTTTAAGGAGGAGAGAAAGTGTCTTATTTTTTTCCCAACTTTTTTTCTATTTGAGCTAAATCTTTGTTTAATTCTTCGGCTCGTTTTCGGAGATTTTTAATTTCTTGCTGACTGTGGACAAAGCGATTCATCGCCCAAATGGTTTTATTAAGGCCGAATTTCTTGACAGCTTTTTCAAAACCTATCGCCTTTGAAAGTTTAACATATTCTTTTGTCTGCTCTTTTGCCCGTTTTTCCCGACTTGTTAATGTTTTTTTTCTCATAATTACTCCTTTGGTTTGCCTTTTTTAACTTTTTTGATTTTTAATTTAACTGGCTTATGTTGTGGCTTTATGCGACTGGAAAGATTAGCGCCGCCACATTTCGGGCATTTATCATCTACGGGTTCAATGTTAAATTTCAATTCACAATCATCACATCGCCATTGTCTGATTGGCTTGGCTTCTGGTTTTCGTCCTTTACGCTGTGGCATAGCGTTTAAGGCGTCTGGCGTTGCTTGTGGTGCATTATCTCGTTCTGGCTGTGTCGTCGTGGCAGGGGGTTTTTCGCTCTGCGGGCTTACTGTGGCCTCTGTTCTCGGCTCTTTTTTGCCTTTTTCCCGCTTTGGACGCCGATTTCGGGGTTTTTGGCCTGTTTCTGGCCGCAAATCGTAATAGACAATCTTTAAGCCAAAAGATTCGAGCGATAAAGCAGGTTTTACATCGCAACCAACCCACGTTCCAGTCTTGGGGGATAATACCATACAAACTTCCTTAGGGGGATTCTTTGGTCTGCTCATTTATTTCTCCTTCTTATATTTTAGGATTTCTTGTTATTGGCTTACCAACGCCAAGAATGGCAAGGAGATTTTCGCCTTGCTTTGCAAGAATGCTGGCTCTTGTGGGATGATTTATTATTAAATCATTGGCATATTCTCTTACTTTTTCCAGTTTTGCTTTGGCGATTTTTAGTTCATTTTGTCTGCTCATATTTTCTCCTTCGCCGCTTCGAGGGCAGCATTTGCTTCTTCTATTGCTTCGTTATTTGCTGTAATAGCACTATCAACACTAACATCTATATCTTGTTCTTTCATAGATAATAGTCCTGCATTGTTGCAAGCAAGTCGTGAGCGATTATTTTCTAATGCTTCCACCAATTTCTGAATCAGGGCTTGCTGGTCATCAAGTAATTTGGCTATTTTTTTCGCTAATTCCCAATGTAACTCTACTGATATTCGCAACTCATTTGCTGGCGTATTATTTATTGCTTCTGGCATTTTATTTTCCGGCAGTGTCATTATTTCTCCTTCTCATTGAGAATTTGAAGAATTTTTTTGGCTATAAGGTCAGCGCTTTTTGGCGACTTGCATCCCGTCAGGTCATAAAACGCAACTTGTCCGGCGGTTAAGTTTTTTATGAACTCTCTTATCTTCTTACATTTTGGGCAATCAATCATTTCAATATGTCTCCAATGAACAACTTATCGCTTCAAGGTCTGTGCCCATTAAGGGATTATCATCAGGCAAAAACGGTCTATAACCTGTTACATAGTTTGCCCATTCGATAATTTTGTCTCTTGGTATATCATCAGGCAATTCTACCGTAATTCTTATTTTATATTCAGTCATTATTTCTCCTTTTGTAATAATCCAATAAAATCATTTAATTCAAGACAAACGTAATCTTTTTCGTTATTGCGGGAGAATATCAATAGACCTATTTTGCTGCCGCCTTGTCTTGTGGTTTGGTCGAGGGCTTTCCAGATATTTATATGCTCCTGTTTTTTGCATTCGATAACAAATCTATCAAGGACACCATACAGATTACGCAGGTCGCCTTTAATGTCCAGCCCGCCGGAGCAGGGAGTGCGCCTGACGTCACAATCAAACGCCTTCGACAGAAGTTTCGCTATCTGCCTTTCGTATGCTTTGCCTTTTTTCTGCGGATTTATCATTTTTCTTTAACTGCCAACAAACTGGTTTTTCAGTCTTTTTTGCCATCGATTATCTCATTGATTTGGTTAAGAGTTCTATTGCAATCATCTGAAGCATCTTTCCAATTACAACCAAATTTGGCATTTATAAATCTATTTCCATCTACTATTATTCGTTTTATTGCCATATCGAGCATATCTATTGCCTGCGACAATCCTTCGTTGCGATATTCCATTAAGACTCTAACCTTCCATTTTTCGTATTTACTTTTTGCCATCGATTATCTCATTGATTTGGTTGAGGGTTTCTTTTCTTTCGTGTTCATCAATTTTATCTAAATGAATACACTCTATGAAGTCCATTGCCATATCGAGCATTCGCAGGGCTTTCTGATAATCAATCACAGAAAAATGCAAACCTGTTTTTACCTTTTCTCGCCAAATTTCATATTTACTTTTTGCCATTAGACCTCGCTTTGCCACCTGAATATGCTTTGGTATCCGTTCAGTTCTGCTTCTATTGCTTCAATCTTTTTAATAATCTTATTATAATTTGTT